ATGCACCTATATTGAAAAATTTAGGAATCATTTAGTGGCATATAGCAAAGAAGTAGTTGAAAGATTTGAACAAGTCTTGAACTCACCAAAACAATTTTCAGTAGGACGTTTCGATCCTAAAGACCCTAATGTAGCAACCGGTATGACTGGTGCACCTGCATGTGGTGATGTTATGAAACTACAACTTAAGTTAGACGAAGAAGAAAGAATCATTGATGTTAAGTTTAAGACTTATGGATGTGGTTCTGCTATCGCTTCATCTACAATGTTCGTTGAGATGTTAAAAGGAAGAACAATAGAAGAAGCCAAACAAGTGAAAGACAAAGACATAGCGGAAGCATTACAGCTTCCACCAATTAAATTACATTGTTCTGTTTTGGCTGAAGATAGCATTAAGAAAGCTATTGAAGATTGGGAGCAGAAGAAGAATGATAGAGCTAACTGATGAGGCTATTGTACAATTACTTGAAAATCAGAAACGCGATAAATGGAAAAACGTACGACTGGGAATCACCGGTGGTGGGTGTGCTGGCTTTGAGTATATCTTTGATTCTAGCAATGATGATGGCAGTGCTGATGATGTCAGCCTTCCTTTTGGAAAGTTCAACATTCTCATTGACAAAGTAAGCGTGCCTTACTTATCTGGAATGACATTGGATTTTGTACATGAAGGATTGAATAAAGTGTTTAAGTTTATCAATCCAAAAGAAGAAGCATCATGTGGATGTGGTGTAAGTATTAATTTTGACTTGGAGCAAGTAGAAATAGATAAAAATAAAATCTTTGCTGTTGAATTATAAAATGGAATGGGTTATAATAATAGGTATATGTTGGATGGCTTTAGTAGCTATTTCCAACTTTTATGGTTACAATCCAGGTACAAAAGGTCTCAGAGAGAAACCATATATAACTAAAAGCGGTGAGAAACACACTGCAGACAAATCAAGAGAGGAACATATATTATGATCGAAATTTATGGAAAGACGCAATGTCCGTTTTGTGATAAAGCAAAACAATTATGTGAGAGAGAAGGACTAGACTTTGTATACAAACAACTAGACACAGACTTCACAAGAGAAGATTTATTCGAACAATTTCCTGGAGCAAGAACATTTCCACAAATTAAATTTGATGGAGAGAACATTGGTGGATATACAGAATTAGTAGCTAAACTGGAGTCGTAATGAAACTTAATATTATTGGTGATCCTGAGGACGCAGTCCCTTCAAACGAATTAGATAAAAACGCAATGGGTGGAACAGAGCTTATGAAACATGCTCTGTTTAAAAAGATTGATCCAGCTTTGTTAGATAAGTTTCAAATCATTCCTTCAAGGTTTAGAGGATTAGAGAAAGGTAGAAAGCCTATCTATTGGGTACATGATTTAGCACAAGATCCAGAGATGGAACATTTGAAAGATGGAGGATGGAAGAAGTTTGAAAAGATTGTTTGCGTATCTCATTGGCAAAGACAACAGATACAAAACTTCTTAGGTGTTCCTGCAAGTAAATTAATTGTACTACAGAATGCTATTGAGCCAATTGAAGCTCATGATAAACCAGATGCTGATAAGTGTATCAATATTATCTATCATACAACACCACATAGAGGATTAGAATTATTATATCCTGTAATGGAATGGATAGAACAGACCTTTCCTAAAATTAAGTGGCACCTAGACGTATATTCTTCTTTTGGAATATATGGTTGGGAAGAAAGAGATAAGCCATACAAAGAACTGTTTGAAAAGATTAAGTCACATAAACATATGACATATCATGGTCATGTTTCTAATGAAGAAGTAAAAGAGGCTCTTAAGAAAGCTCACATATTTGCTTTACCAAGCATATGGCCAGAGACATCTTGTATTGCTATGATTGAAGCTATGAGTGCTGGTTGTGTATGTGTCCATAGTAGCTTGGCTGCATTGCCTGAGACTACTTCTAATTGGACTCTACAATATGACTTTACAGAAGATATGAATGACCATGCTACAAGGATGGCTTTAACATTAGGTGATGCTCTTAGATTAATTAAAGATCCAAATATGGAAGAGAGATTAAATATGCAGAAAGCATATACTGATGGATTCTATAATTGGGAAGTAAGAGCACAACAATGGAGTGTTATGCTACAGTCGCTTCTTCAAACTGCTCCCGAAGAGCCAAAAACTTAAGTAAGTATTGATTTCTGTCTTTAGTATTCTTGATGAATACTTGAGGTTCTGATTCACCATCTACACCGATTACAGTTACTAATTGTGGTACCTGTAATCCTGTTCTTTCTTCAAACATAAAACTATAAGCAGCTTCCTGGACAAAGTAGTTCTCTATCCATTCTTCTTTTTTCTTTTTCTTAGATGTCTTGAAGTCAACAATAGATAATGTTCCGTTGTATTCAGCAACCATATCAACTTGTCCAGCTGATCTTAAGAAGTCTGAATATAAGAAACCTTCAACAGCATAAACCTTTCCTACAGTCTCTGCTAAATGATTAGCCATGGCACTAAACATTTCTTTATTACTAGGCATGATCTGTACATCATCCATAGTACCAAGAATGTAATGCTCGCACAGCTTATGAATTGATGTACCTCTTGCAGAGGCTTGCTTAGTAACTTGTGCTGCAACCTTTTCTCCTACTCTAGCTCTCCACTCACTAATAGCCTTAGCATTCATCTGACCGGTTATGGTCGTCACAGAAGGATAAAAAGATCCATCTGGTGTCTCATATAGTCTCTTACCGTTTACGTTCCTTCTAGGAAGTTTCTGAAGGTCTGAGAGCTGTAAATCAAACTGTTTCTCGATCATTGGTGATGCTTCTTGTATTTCTGTGATGATTTCCATTTATCAACAGCTCTATTGACTGCGCCTCTTTTAGCTGTTGTTGCTTTATTAACTTCTCTACCGAACGGTGTCTGAGGATTTTGTTCTCCTATCTTAGAGAGAACTTCTTGGAAACCTTCATCTGGTTTCCTTAACCCATCAACACCACCTACGATCATGGGTGCACCAATTATTTCTTTACATTGAGGATTAGCTTCTAAGAAGTCTTTCTTCTCGGCTATTTTTAAAAGCAGTTCGAACTGCTCACCTGTCTCAGTGTCTTGAAATTCGTAGAGTGGCATTACTGATTAGCTGGGTCTGTTAAAAAGTCATCGTATGCTTGCTTAACTACATTCTTAGATACGCCTTTGATTTTTCTATCTTTAGCTTCAATAAGAAGAGCTGCATCATCTGGATCTAACTGTTCAAGTATTTCAATGAACAATTGTTCTCTCCTTGCTTGATTAACATTAGACTTACCTTCTAAGAAGATATACATTCTTCTCATCTCAGAATATAACATTCCTTGATTGTCGAATGACTTATCTAATGGTTTGTAAGGAGGGTTTCCTTCAGGCAATGCCCAAGTCAATCTGTTGTCGTATGTAAGCTCTAAGAGTCCTCTTAGTTCTCTATTATCTTCCCTTTGCAGGATTCTAATTTTCTCGCCAACTGACTTTGCATCTTTGACTTCTTTAATTATTTCGCCTATTCCTTTTTTCATATTAAAACTCACTTATATTTTCTATGAGGTTATTTAGCTTCTTTTTAACAAAGTAATTAAAAAGATGAGCTCTATCCTTATTTTGATTATTGAATTGATCTAAGACCTCTCTTTTAATCTCTATAGGAGTGAACTGTAAATCAATAATGTCTCTGTTACGAGCAAAGCCTTGGTACCATTCATATTCCCAAAGGTCTATGTCTTCCTTAGCTTGATCTACAGCTTCTTTAATTTTTGCTAATGTAGATGCCCTCATAGGTTTTTGTCTACCGCCAGAAACAAATGTGTCTCCTTTAGATAAGATGTTAGGAATACCATCACCCCTATCACCTTTTGCAATATGCTCAATAAGATACTCACCAGGATTCTTTGTAGTCACCTTTCTTTTTCTTATCGGATCATATTGATCTACATTAACAAACTTTTGAAGTTGGACAAAGTCTTTATCGCCAGAGAGTATCAAAATCGGCTCTCCTTCTCCAAGTTGTCTTCCAAATTGATGACATAGCACACCAATGACATCATCAGCTTCTGCAGTATCTACTTGAATGACCTTGTAAGGGAAAAATTCTTTTAACTCATCTCTGACGTTATTAAGACAGTTGAAGATATGAGGCCAATCGTATTCAGATTCATCTCTATTCTTTTTACGATGCGCCTTGTAATATGGAAAAAGTTTCTTTCTCCAATTATTGGTATCATCACAGCATATAACTAACTCGCCATACTTTTTATTGAACTTAACTCTATTAGCTCTAAGAGAATTAAGAACCATATGACGGAGTAAGTCTTCACTGACTTCTACATCACCACGTCCGTGGATCTGTGCCATCAAGTTGCTGATCATTACCTGATTAAGGTCGACCAATATCATATTCTATCTCCAAATCAAAACATCATTATACTTTAATTTTGATTATTAGTCAACAGTGCGGTTTAAATAATCCTTCCAATGATGGATAAAAATTTGACTGTCTTCTATATTAATTAATTGATTTGTTACTTTCTGTAACGGGTGTCCTAGATCACTTGCTTTCATTAAACACGACTTGATAGCTTCACATACCATTAACATTTCTCTATCAAGTTGGTTTTTATTATTATTAAGATCGATACCTCTTGCTTGAACATCATCAAACAATTGATACGTTAATTCGATAGCTGTATTGAGACAAAGTTCAAACTGATACTTTTGTATATTAGCTTGACGCTCTTTTTCACTCTCAACAAACTTTTTGTTTTCCCTGTTTAATGGGAACTGGATTAGATCGCCCATGCTTTTATTTAGCTTTCTTTTCTCGAGCTTTACGCATACGTTCTACAAAAGCTGCTTTCTGAGCTTCAGTCATAGGCTTACGTTTCTTAGTAGTAGTTTTCTTTTTAACTCTGGATCTACCTTCAACCATAATGTGTCCTTTTTCATTATACTTCAAAGGTTTCATACCAAACGATTCACGTTCTTCATTTTCTAACTCAGGTGTCCACACTTGCATGTAGTCATTATAGTAAACACCAATCTCTCTTTTAGGTTTACCGTTGTCATAATATGCCATAGCAATACAATACTTCTGAACAGACTTTTCCATATTACCACCAGCAAACATACTACAGTATGCACCAGTCTTTAAATAACTTTCTAATTGTCCAACATAAGCATTCCACATCTCTCTTCTAGCAAGTGCACCATTGACTCCTGCTACATGTGATCTATGTTCTGCTTGCTTATGTGCTCTAGCTTCTTTGATCCATTCTCTAACATTCTTCATACTAAAGTCATGGTCATCTGGTAACGCAACAACCTCTTTACTATACTGAGCATACTTAGGAGGATTCTTTTTATATCTTTCCTCTCTAGCTTTTGCTAGTCTATCTGCGGCTGCTTGTTTTTGGTCTTCATTCATAATCTAAGCTCTCCAAAATCTCCATTTGATTATATGTTGCATCTTTGTAATTTATCTTTCCTTTCTCTTTGTGATGCTCAATTGTTTGCTTACCTGGATAGTAACATTGTGTAACTGGTGCAGTTTGACATCCTAATTGTGCCTTCATTAACTTCTTAAGTTCGTTCATATTAACTTGTTGTTTTCTAATCTGACCAATCCTATTATCCATAGTTAGTGTTGGCCATAAAAAACTAGCAATAGGTTTATTTGGATTCATAACTGAATTACTATACTTTACCATTCCAGTATGAATCTCAGCCATTGGTCCAGCATCTATTGTATTACGAAACTCTTGCCATTCTCTCATCAAGAACTTTGCAAATCCTTGAGACATTGTAATACACTCTGCAGCAATTCCTGGACACCATACATCCCAATCTTGCCAATCATTAATCATGTGGTTTAACTTTTCTGGATGCCTAACAAAAGCATCGTGTTCTAAAACAATAACTTGCTCACCAGTATCTGCCATATGTTTCCACCAATGGTACATAGAAGTAAAGCATGCCTTCTCTGTAGAAGATATTTTATGCTTAACAAATTGATACTTTGAAGCACTACTGTATCCGCCCCAAGGCAAATTAAATGGATCTTCTTCTAATGTAAGTGGAGTGTAACATTGCCATCTTTCAACTTCAACATTCTCTATCGGTTCCCATGACTTCATGGCAACTTCAGAGTATGCCATTGATATTGGATTA